CTAGAAGTTCCAATATCACCAATAAAACTAGGAGACATATAAAATCTAAACATTTCACAAATTGTTCTTACAGCTTTTGCTTCTGCTTCTGATTTTGGCATCATTTTAAATGAGAACGTAAATTCTCTTCTACCAATACCTTCAAACAACATCTCAAGACGATTGTTTCTAACAAATCCTCTTTTGATATCCATGGCTGAACCAATACCACTTAAGCCTGGGATGATATCAAGTGATTTAGTAACTGTTGATTCTGCCGCCATGGTTGCAGATTCACCAGTGTTAACTATTGAACTTTTTATTTTTTCAATATTTCCTTCAGATATTCCTTTGACTGCTTCTACTGCCTGTGCTGTAAATATACCAAGTTCTTTTTCACCATATTGTGCGCCTGTACCAACTTGTACTTGTGCAGGCATATATAATGCGATATTTGCTATAAGTCTTCTAGTGCCCGGCCCTTTCACTGATACCGTAGATGCTCTTGAGTCTAATTCTGACTGCGTTTTAGAATTTACAAAATCACCAGAGGTATATCCACCACCGTACTGTTCTTTAATAATGGGGTCACCAAATTCTGTAAACTCAGCAGTAGGAACTTTAACCTTTTTACCACCAGTTCCAAATTTTACGTTTGCGTTCTTCTGTTCATTGATTTCAAATAGGATATAGTGTCCTTGGTCATCACTACCCAAGTCTTCTGGATACACCACAGACGTATTTTCAAATTTACTATTTAAATTTGCAAACTGACTTGTTGGTCGCACTCCACCAATATTTGGTGGAACACCACCTCGCACACCACCTAATGCACCAGAGATAGCGTTGTTAAGTCTATTAGTTGCACGATTAACTACAACATTTTTGATTTCGTTTAGGAATCCTCGCATCTGTATAAATATCCTCAGTTACATACTATTTAGGTGATTAATCATGGCTTACCGTGGAAGATACATACCAACCTACCCAAAAAAGTATAAGGGTGACCCTTCTAATATTATTTATAGAAGTTTGTGGGAAAGAAAATTTATGGTGTATTGTGACCGTAATGATAAGATATTGGAATGGGGTTCTGAAGAGTTCTTCATACCATATCGTTCACCATTAGATGGTAAGATACACAGGTACTTCCCAGACTTCTATGTTAAAGTAAAAACTAAACAAGGAACTCTAAAAAAATGGGTGGTAGAAGTTAAACCTAAAGCACAAACCAGACCCCCCAGAACTCCCAAACGTAAAACCAAAAATTACATCAATGAGGTGCGTACATATGCAATTAATGATGCAAAGTGGAAAAATGCAATAGAGTATTGTAAAGATAGAAACATGGAGTTTATCATCATAACAGAAGATGAACTTGGTATATAAATAAGATTATGGCAGAAGAAACTTATTTCGATAAAATATCAAAACAGATTAAAACTGGTGACGAACCATATACTTGGTATCGTAATCGTATTAAGGAATTAGGAGTTCCTAATACGGCAGAACTTTTGCGTTCTGGTAAATTAGCCAGAAGACCACATGGGTTGGATAGGGGTAATATAGTCAATCTAAATATGTTTATATATTCACCAAAGTTTGCGAAAACATTACCTTACTATGATACTTTTCCTTTGGTGATGCCTTTAGAATTAGCAGAGGGTGGATTTTATGGATTAAATTTCCATTATCTACCATATGCACTTAGAGCGAGATTACTTGATGCGGCTGGACAAGACAAATTAAACGTACAAGAGGTAAAAAGAAGTAGACTAACTAAACCAACGATTAAAAGATATTTGTTTGGATATGTTAAATCAATGTTCTTAAAGATAGAAGATGAAGATAATTTAACTGCGATTATGTTACCAGTACAAAGATTTAAGAAAGCAAGCGAAACTAAGGTTTGGGCAGACTCTAGAAGGATTGCAAGGTAATGGCAAAATTTAATTTTGGAAATGTATTAGGTGGGGCTGTTTTTGGTTCACTTAATGCGTTCTTACAACATAATGCATCCAGAGATGGATATGCAAAAGCAAATCGTTATGAGGTCGTGATTGGACTACCAACTGGTGTTACTCAAGGTTCACAAGAAGGTGCTGGTACATCTGCTATGGCTGGTTATGTTCAAGGACAACTTGCTGGTGAAACTGCGAGAAGGATATCATTTCGTTGCGATTCAATATCTATCCCAGGCAGAAATCTTCGTACACAAATGAATAGTAATATCTACGGCCCTCCACATGAAATAGTTCAAGGTATTACATTTGCACCAGTACAAGCAACATTTTATTGTGGGTCTGACCTTGCAGAGAGATACTTTTTTGAGGAGTGGCAAAAGGTATCATATAATCCAGAAACAAACAATATTAACTATTATAAAGAATATGTTGGTGCAGTTGATATCTATCAATTAAATGAACAAGACCAAAGGACATATGGTGTTAGACTAGAAGAAGCGTTTCCAAAAACTGTCGCTGAAATTGCATATGGTCACGCTAGTGCTAACACAATAAATAAGGTGACAGTGGAATTTCAGTATAGGAAATTTAGAAACCTTGCAACTGAAGAACTTAGTGGTAATACACCATCTCTTGAGGAAACTATTGGAGGTATACTCAAGAACTCAATTCTTCGCAATTTGCAATCTAGGCTTCCTGCTGTAGTGAGGCGATTATTTTAATTATTAATATAGGAGAATAAATTATGGCGTTGCCCGTGTTGAATACCTCAAAGTATGAGATGGAGATTCCATCCTCTGGGGAAAAAGTTGAGTATAGACCGTTCTTGGTAAAAGAACAAAAAGTGTTAATGATTGCACAAGAGTCTGGTAATCAAAGAGAACTTGTAAATACAATCTTTGAAGTTATCAAAACTTGTACATTTGGAAAAGTAGATAGACCAGAAAGTTTACCTACATTTGATTTAGAATATATGTTTCTTATGATTAGGTCAAAATCAGTAGGTTCTGAAATTAAAGTAAATCTACTTTGTCCAGATGATAATGAAACTAGAGTTGAGACTATGATTAATGTTGATGATGTAAATGTTGTTAGAACAGAAGGTCATACAAATGAAATTATGTTAACTGATGATATTGGTGTTGTTATGTCTTATCCAACTATGGGAATGGTTTCTGGATTTGGTGAAGATAGTGATAATATTACAAAGATGACATTTGATGTTCTAGAAAAATCAATTAAGTCTATTTTTGATAAAGAACAAGTATATGATGATATGAATAAAAAAGACTTGACTGAGTTTATTGAGTCAATGAATACTGAACAGTTTGATAAACTACAGAAGTTTTTTGATAGTATGCCTAGATTGAAACATACAGTGATGGTTAAAAATCCAAATACTGGTGTTGAAAGTGAAGTCGTTATTGAAGGATTGCAAAGTTTTTTAGGTTAGCCCTTTCACATGATTCCTTGAGCAATTATTTTAAGACTAACTTTAACTTGATGACACATTATAATTATAGTTTAAGTGAATTAGATAATATGGTGCCGTGGGAAAGGGAAATATATGTTGGACTCATGATACAACATATAGAGGAAGAAAAACTAAGAAGAGAAAGAGAACAAAGGAAGAGGTAAGATGGCTGCACAAAAGAAACTAGAAAAAGATTCTGAATATGCACATTTAGATAAAGACGGTGATGGTATCGTCACTGATGAGGAGCTCGCTATGGATGAGAAGATGTTACGACTTCAAGACTTGAAGTCTGATATTGAAAATGAAGACAAAAAACAAGACGCACAGCGAATGATGGCTTGGTTCGCTTTATTTGGGATGTTGTTATATCCGTTTGCAGTTGTACTTGCAAACTGGATTGGACTTGACCAAGCTGCAAAAATCCTTGGGGATATGGCCGCAACATACTTTGTATCAGTTGCTGCTATCGTTGCAGCTTTCTATGCAAAAGAAGCAATTTCAAAGAAATAGGATAATGACATGGCGGAAATGGCTGCAGTTGTAAAACAACTTCAAGAAAACAACGCAAAACAAGAAACTTTAGATAGGGCAATACTACAACAAGCTGTTGAAACTAAAGAAATCTTCTTGAATAGTTTAGGTAAACTAGGTGAGTCACTAAGAGAAACACTTCAAGATACAAGTGATGATTTGACTTCAGCCGTTCTCGCACCAAAAAAAGATGATAAATTAGAGTCACAAGAAGAAGAAAACCAAAATAGAACAAGTAGATTATTAGAAAGAATAGGTGGTGGTATCGCTAGTATGGGAGCTGGTCTTAAAGCGTTGCCTGGTAATTTAGCAAAAGGTGCTAAAGAGGCTGGTGGTAAAGGGTTAAAAGGTCTGATGACAATTCTAAAAGGAGCTGTATTTGGTGGTGCAATGCTTGCTGTTTTAGGATTTCTTAATTCAGAGTATTGGGAAAAAACTAAAAAATTAATAGATGAAGATATTATACCAGCAGTGCAATATCTTTTTGAAACTATTTTAGTTCCTATTGGTAACTTTCTCAAAGATACTTTCATAAGGGCTTGGGAAGATATTAAAGTACTATTTGATGGTATTGGTGAATCAATAGATAAGTTTCAAGAGGGTGATGTACTTGGTGGTATCACATCTCTAATTGGTTCTCTCAGTACATTCTTTATTAATACCATAGACAATCTAATAACTGGTGTATATAATTTATTTGCAGATTTCTTTGGTCTGGAGAAAACCGATTCTGTATTTGGTGAAATATCAAGATTTGTAACTGACACCTATAACAGTATAGTTGAGTTTTTTACTGGAGCGTTTGATTTTGCATCTGATATTATAACTGGTGCATGGACTAACACTAAAGATTTTGTTCAAGGTGTTTGGGATAGTGTTACTGGTTTTTTTACCGCTGGATTTTCATGGACAAAAGATGCAGTTGTATCTACATGGGAAGGTCTACAGAACTTTGCTGGAAACGCATATGATAAAGTAACTGGTTTCTTTTCTACTGGTTTCAGTTGGGCAAAGGAAAAAGTAACTACTGCATGGGGTGGGTTACAAACATTTGCAACTGAAGCTTTTGACAAGATAGTTAACTTCTTCTCAGAATCATTTTCCTTTGTAAAAGAAAGTCTACAACAGTTTAACGTATTTAACTTCATTGATGGTGTTGTTGGAGATGCAATTGACTCAGTAAAAGCAATATTCGCTGGTGATTTTAGTTTGGAAAATTTACTAAAAGGTGGTAAAGCATTTTTTGATTTAGTAACCTATCCACTAAACCTTGCAATCAACACTGTTAAAGATATCTTTTCTTTTGGTTCAGAGGATGCAAGTCCATTTAGACTGTCTGATTTCTTCTTTGGTGAAAATGGTGTAATTCCTAGTGCAATCAAAAAGATTACTGATATGTTTGCAATTACTGAATCATTCTTTGCAGATATAGACTTGGGTGACATGGCAAAGAATTTTATGAGAGGTTTACTACAAGCGATTTTACCACCACCAGATTTTCTATCGTTTAAAGTTGATGGTTTCTCTATCATGGGTAAAGAGATTATGGGGCCAAAAGAGTTTAACCTTAACCCCATACCAAATGCAATGTATGAACTTGCTGGTATCAATCCAAAAACTGGTAGAACATTTGCAGAGGAAAGTGCAGAGGCACAAGAAGCATTAGAAGCTGCATTAAGAGAACAGTATGGCCCATCTGCAACTCCTGGCGATGCGTTATTTTCTGGTGAGGCTGGTAGAGGTGGTGATACTTATATCACATACACAGATGCGTCTAATAATTCACAAACTACTCAAAATCAACAGTCTACTTATGTTCCAGTAACAAATGCCGCTAATAAAACAAGTAGTATGGACGATTAATTACTTTGTTGCATTATTCAGACTATCAATAATATCATCAATATTTGGTTCTTTACCGCCTGGGTCATATACACATTGATATGATGAAGGACAGTTATCTTCATACATTAATTTGTAGGTTCTATTACCC